AAAAAGGCTAGGCATCAAGAAGTATTAGCTGGTATGTTAAACAGTAAAGGTAAACGAGTAGTCAATAAGATTCTGGATAAGGCTCTTACGGATGGTGATGATGATCAGATGGCTTGTTTAAAGATTGTTATGGACAGAATACTTCCTTCTGATTATATACAGAAGATGAAAACAAGTGGTAATCAGATACAGATACATATTAGTGGTGTAGATACAACTAAGATTAATGAAGAGAACGTAATCGAAATGGAGACGATAGATGGCGAAGAATAACTGGTCGAGTGATGCTTTTAAGAAAGCACAGAACCTATTAAGTCCTGGGTATAATAGTCTAGATACCTTTGAACCAGTAACAACTCTCTCTAAGGATGATGCAATGGCTTTGGCTAGAACCATGAAACTAGACATGGGTGTCAAGGGTTATGGTAATACTCCGTTCTATGACAATCAAGCGAGTATGGGTGCTTACTTCCCTAATATGAATGAAGCAGAAAGCCTTCCATTAGATCTAGATAATGAATCTTCTATCACAAGTAGGGATCTTTCTATACCTACTCCAAGTAAAAACCTCTCGAATGTAAACTATCAAAACCCTACAGTAGAACTTAATGCAGCACAGAAGGCATTGAATGCACTATCGTTAGCTCTATCTGATGGTGGTGTTAAACCTTTTAAAGATGGTAAAGTAAGTGGAGAGTCTTTCTATATAAGGGATAAGTATAATGAAATATTTAATAATGGCTCTAGCAATGATGCTAGGGATGATGGTAAAGTAACGGCAGACGTGCCAGAATACGTTAAACCTTCTGCTGATAAGTTAGCAGCATATGAAGAAACTGGGCTTCCTTATAATCCAGGTAATATTGAGGCAGGAAAGATAAGGTGGAAGGGTGAGACTGGAACCTATAAAAATGGTAGGTTTGTTTGGTTTGAGTCTCCTGAAGCAGGATTAAGAGCTATGAAAATGGATCTTACTAAGAAGTTAAATGACTTTGATGGAAACTTACCAGCTATGATTGAGAAGTATGCTTCTAAAAAAGATGGTAATGACACAGCAGCATATCTAAAAGTTGTACAACAGTATGCAGGTAAAAAGAAAGTATACTCTCCTTCAGATCTAGATAATATTATGAGAGGCTTTATTGCTATGGAAAATAAAGCAGCTACAAGAGATTTCTATTTTGACATACTAGATTCTCAATAGATGGCTGAAGAGAGAAACTATATAGATAAGTTAGGAGGGCTTTTTGAAGGATTAAAAGCTGGACTAAATGATTTTAGATTAGATAAGCCTTTTGCTGCTTATAATAAAGGTCGTGATGAAACCTCTCAGAAGGCTTGGGATGCTTATAATGTTTATAAAGCAGCAGCAGAGGTAGCATTAAAAGAAGGTGATATAGATGAAGAACAGTTTAACTTTATTAAAGGTAAGGCTGGAGCACATCATGTAACTAATAGATATATAAATAGAGAAGACTTCCCACTTTTGCACCATCTAGGAGCTAACGCCCTTAATGTTTTATATCAAGGAAATCAATCTTTGTTTGGAGATCAGCCTTGGTGGGATGCTATTACTGATTATATGCAGCAAGATGAAGGAGTAGAGTCAGAAGAACCTTTAGGAAAACCCTGGCAAGAGCTGGATTACTGGATAAAACAAAATAGTATAAAATGACAAATTTAAATGTGAAACTTCACGAGAAACAACGTGAGGTTTTTGATGATGATACACGATTTAAGATAGTAGCAGCAGGACGTAGGTTTGGTAAATCCAGACTAGCAGCTTGGCTCCTCCTTATTGAGGGACTACAATCTAAATCTAAGGATGTCTTTTATGTAGCACCTACATACCAGCAAGCTAGGGATATTATGTGGGGTGTACTAAAAGAGTTAGGGCATGAGGTTATAGCTTCTGCACATGAGAACACGTCAGTGTTAACTCTGGTTAATGGAAGAAAGATATACCTTAAAGGAGCAGATAGACCTGATACACTTCGTGGTGTAGGACTTGCCTACGTGGTTATTGATGAGTATGCTGATATTAAACCTAACGTGTGGGAACAGATCTTACGACCAGCATTAGCTGATGTACAGGGTAAGGCTCTCTTCATAGGGACACCTAAGGGTAGGAATCACTTCTACGAGCTATACAAGTATGCAGACATGGACAAGGACAAGGACTGGAAGTCATTCCACTTCTCGTCTTATGATAATCCGTTAATACCTACTAGTGAGATTGATGCGGCTAAGAACTCTATGAGTTCATTCGCTTTCAGGCAGGAATTTTTGGCTTCATTTGAGGCAGCTTCCAGAGATGTATTCAAGGAAGATTGGATACATATAGAGAATGAGGAGCCTGACAATGGTAATTACTTCATTGCAGTGGACTTGGCTGGTTTCATTAAAGTGGATAAAGAGTCAGGTAATAAGAATAGCAAGCTGGATGAAACAGCTATCGCTGTGGTTAAAGTCCATAGTGATGGCTGGTGGGTTGCTGAGATCAAACATGGTAGATGGGATATTAAAGAAACTTGTGAACAGATATTTAAAGTAGTACAGGAGTATGAACCTACGAGAGTAGGGATAGAGAAAGGAAGTTTAAAGAACGCAGCTCTTCCATACTTAATGGATTTGATGCAGAAGAATAATACTTACTTTAGGATAGAAGACTGTACTCATGGAAACCAAAAGAAAACAGAACGGATTGTATGGGCACTACAAGGAAGATTTGAACATGGAAAAGTTACACTTAATCATGGTGACTGGAATAATGCTTTTATTGATCAACTGGTTAACTTTCCAAACAGTCAATTACATGACGATTTAGTGGATGCACTAGCATATGTGGATCAGATACAGATAACAGATACAGTCTTTGATGATGTAGAAGAGGATTACGAAGTACTAGATGTAGTCAGTGGATATTAAATAAGGAAAAAAACATGGCAGAATACGCAGCACCATCGAAACTAGTTACTTGGATACAAGGTCATCTTACTGATTGGAGAGACAATCGTGATGATAACTACCTTGAAGCCTGGAAAGAATATGAAAGACTCTGGCGTGGAGTATGGCATGCAGAAGATAGGATGCGTGAGTCAGAAAGAAGTCGTATTGTTTCTCCTGCCTTACAAGAAGCTATTGAGAATCATGCTTCTGAGATAGAAGAAGGAGTCTTTGGCTCTGGAGATAGTCTATTTAGTATTGAGGATGACATAGCAGATAAAGAAGCTGCAGATGTACAGTACTTACAGAACTATATGAAGGAATGCTTTAAGAAGAATGGTCTTCGTAAGTCTGTAGGTGATATCATACTATTAGCTTCTATCTATGGTACAGGTATTGGTGAGGTAGTACTAAGAAAAACAAAAGAGTTAATGCCAGCTACTAAAGTTATGGATGAGTTAGACTCTATTGCTATTGGTACTCGTTCTAAAGATAAAGTAAATGTTATATTAAGTCCAGTTAGTCCTCAGAACTTCCTGATTGATCCTAATGCTGTAAGTATAGCAGATGCTATGGGCTGTGCTGTTGAAGAGTTTGTATCTTCACATAAAGTAGCAGAGAACATGGAATCAGGAGTGTACTTAAAGGCAGACCTAGGTGGCAATGCTGCTCCTGAATTAGATTTAGATGAATCATGGATAGACGAACAGTATGATCATGATAAAGTTAAAGTAGTTAGATACTATGGTTTAGTGCCAGAGAAGTTAATTGATGACCCTGAAAGTATGTCAGTAGAAGGTGTTGTTGAGGGTAATGCTGATTTACTTGAAACTTATGGTAATCTAGTAGAGGCTATTGTTGTTATAGGTAATGATAATGTCTTACTCAAAGCAGAACGTTCACCTTACATGATGAAAGACAGACCTATAGTTGCTTACCAAGATGATACTGTACCTAATAGATTCTGGGGTAGAGGAGTAGCAGAAAAAGGTTTTAATATGCAAAAGGCTTTAGATGCTCAACTAAGAGCACATCTAGATTCTTTAGCACTAACTACAGCACCTATGATGGGTATGGATGCTACACGATTACCTCGTGGAGCTAAGTTTGAGATTAGACCTGGTAAGACTATTCTTACTAATGGTGCTCCTTCTGAAATCCTTATGCCATTTAAGTTTGGTATAACAGACCAATCTAACTTACAAACTGCACAGGCATTCCAACAAATGCTACTACAAGCAACGAATACTTTAGATACAGCAAGTGATACTAGGCAAGCTACAGGAGGTGAGCTATCAGTAACACTAGCTACAATCCTTAAAAAGAATAAACGTACATTGGTTAACTTCCAAGATAACTTCCTTATTCCTTTCATAGAGAAGTCTGCTTGGAGATTTATGCAGTTTGATCCTGAACACTTCCCAGTAGCAGACTATAAGTTTGTAGCTAACTCCTCTTTAGGTATGCTAGCTAAGGAAGTAGAACAAGTACAGTTTATTAACTTACTAAAAACACTTGGACCTACATCACCTATTATACCTTTGTTACTACAAGGTATTATTAAAAACTCTAGTCTTCCTAATAAGGCAGAACTTGAAGCTACTTTACTACAATCAACTCAACAACAGCAACAACAACAAGCTCAAACAAGTCAATTAGCTATGGCTCAAGCACAGGCTCAGATAGCACTACTTAACTCTGAAGCTCAAGAGAACACAGCACAAGCTCAGAACTACATGGTTGAAGCTCAGATGAGACCTCAAGAGATACAAGCTAAACTAATGACAGCTCTAGCTACTAACTTACCAAGTGAGGCTGATGAACAAGAGTCAGAGTTCAAACGTAGAGCTAGAGTAGCAGAGTTAATGTTAAAAGAAACTGCATTAGACCTTAAACGTCAAGACATGATTGATAACAAGGATATAGTTAGGATGCAAATGGCAAAGAAATAACTTGACTTTTTTAATAAAGTATGGTATAATATTGTTATGATAGAAACTGAATTACAAAAGTATTACGAAGATAGATTTTCAATGATGGTAACTGTAGGTTGGAAAGACTTTATAGAAGATGTACAGGACTTATTTGATCAGTATAATAATATAAGTACTGTGGATGATGAGAAGAGTCTTCAGAAACGAAAGGGACAACTAGATATCCTTAATTGGATACTAACTCTTAAAGACGTTTCTAATGAAACCTATATGGAATTACAGAATGAAGAAACTATTTGAATTTGAGTGTGCACAATGTGGAGTCTTTGAAGACCTCGTTGAGTATACTAAAGAACATGATTGTCCTACTTGTGGTAAGGTAGCTTATAAAATTATAAGTGCTCCTACAATACAGCTAGAAGGATGGTCAGGGTCTTTTCCAGGAGCTACGGCTAAATGGGAAAGAAAACATTGGCAAGATTCTCGCCAAAAATCCAAAAAGGCTACTGAGGATTAGTCTCCTTAGTTACCTTCCTAAAATGCTTATCGCACAGGAGAAATGATATGGCTGATATAATAGATGAAGTTGAAGATGAAGTAATTGAAATCCCAGCACTTGATTTAGCTGTAGAAGAAGGGCGAATAGAAACATACCTCGATAAGGAGTTACAATCTATCCCTGAACCACCAGTTGAAAAAGAAGTAGTTGAGGATGAGCTACCTGAGAAGTATCGAGGTAAGTCTGCTAAAGAGATTGTTGAAATGCACCAAGCTGCTGAAAAGCTAATTGGTAAACAAGGCTCTGAGGTAGGAGAACTTAGAAGGGTAGTTGATGACTTTATTAAAACACAATCATTGAAAGAAGCAAGGACTACAGAGGCAGAAGCAACACCAGAGGATTTTTATGACGATCCTGCAAAGCATGTCAAGAGAGCAGTAGAGAACCATCCTGCAATAAGGGAAGCTCAAGAGCAAGCATTACAAATGAAGAGAACATCTACATTAACAAGGCTTAACTCTGAGTATCCTAACCTAGAGCAGATAGTTCAAGATCCTGATTTTGCAGAGTGGATTAAAAGTTCCAGAGTTCGCTCCGAACTATACAATAGAGCTGAAGTACATTTTGATTATGATGCAGCAACAGAACTTCTAGGAAACTGGACTGATAAAAAAGAACGAGTTGCTAAGGTTGCTGAAACTACTAAGATAGATAAAGATAATCAAATGAAAGCAGCTAGTATTGGAAGTCGTGGGAGTAACGAACCTGTCTCGAAAAAGAAGTATCGTAGAAGCGATATTATAAATCTTATGCAACATGATCCTGATAAGTATGATGCGTTATCTGAAGAGATAATGTTAGCATACCAAGAAAACAGGGTTATTTAATTAAACTTTTTAGAGAGGTAATTTAACATGGCTTATCCAACCCCCCAGGTCACTAAGACCACAGCCGCTACCTTCATCCCTGAG